CAAACTTTTTTATAGCCTCCTTTGTAGCAGTTGTAATAAATGCTCCTCCAATTACCAAAGGTGTTCCTATATTTTGAATCATTCTCGCTATCTTCATTGTACTTTCCCAAAGATTACATTGCCCAGCACATAAACCAACCACGTCATAAATAGAAAGATTGTTTTTTAACCATTCAAGGCATTCATTCATGGGCACCCCATAATGTATATATGTGGGCCCTCCTCTATTCTTCATCACAAGAGGTTTTGCCATTGTTGTCTTTCTTCTGTCACATAAAAAATCTTTTATAGAAACCTTCCAATCATTCATTTCTAAACAAGCAGCCAAACTCACAGCTGCCAAAGGCATGGGGTATAAGCGAGTTACTAATGGATCACAGGTAATATAAGGTGGTATTAAAAGTAAAACACTTCTTCCTCTCCCTTGTTTTGGATCAGGTTCCCACACCATTTTATTCAGAACTATATTATCATTATATTTGGGATATTCTATTGTGTCTTTAATACCTGTGGTTTTACTAAAAAGATTAAATCTTTTATCCATCATATTTCACCACTTATGCTTCTCAATTTCCTTGAAATTATTTTTTATTTCCTTAGGATTGCCTTTATAAAAAATCAATACATTTTGATGTGTTTTCCCTATTTTACGACCACTTTTGAATTGATTCTTAATTCGTATAGGCAGACTTCCAATAGCAGTTACTAAAATACATTCATTATAATACAAAGCCCCCGCTTTTTGAAAAGCTCTTATAGTATCAGAAACAAGTGTGTTATAAAACCCTGTTTTTTTATCTCGGAAGTTTGCAACTACAAAACAAGCAAATCTATTTTGTTTTAACATCTTAGTACTTCTTATTATTATTTGAAAATATGCTTTCAAAAAATCAGGGTAATCTAAAGTAGATAAATCCTTTTCATCATCACTATAAACCTCCAAATTTCCATAAGGGGGGCAGCTAAAAATAAAATCGTATTTTCCTTTGGCTATTGTCAAACAATCTTTCCCATCCCCCACAATCCATTCAGGTAAATTGTTTTTCAATATGTTTTTAGCTTGCTCCCTATTTGATTCTATTTGCACTTTACTTAAATCAATACCTGTATATTTATAACCCAAATAATTTGCAACTATGCCTCTTACGCTACCTCCTGCAAATGGATCAAATATCTTTCCATTCTTAGGACAAAACCATTTATACATCAATTCAGTTAGAACAGGGTCAAATATGGATGTTCCTCCTCCTCTTGCTTCAAAAACTTCAGCCATGGATCCAACGTCCTTAAAAATCAAACCATTTATCTTTTTAAGGGGCCTTCCCCGCCCATCCCCTCGTTCTTTTTTAGAATAATCACAAGCAGGGCGAGGGCTTCCTCCTGGAGATATTTTGTTTAATCTTGCAAAATATGCCTTTTTGTTATAACGATACTCGTTGTTTGCAGATGATAATCCTTGTAAATTCTCCCCTCTTCCTAACTCACTTTGTATCCCCAATTTAATCCAAAGGCGTTTTCGATTTTGCCATTCTCCCTCTCTGGCATTCATAACAGAAAAAGGGGGCATAATGAAAATATCCCTTAATAAAGGATTTTTACTTATTTTTTCTCCAAATAAATTTATCTTATGATTCTTCATAATAAAGAGACGGGTGGGGCATTATCCCACGTTTCAGTCTGTGTTCAAAACACTCCTGCCGTCCCTACTCCCTTATTTATTTTTTTGGGATAAAATACTGACATTTGTCATTTTTTTTAACAGCTCCTTTTTCAACAAGTCTGTTAAGATGATTGTAAAGTGTGATTTTTATTTTTGCCTTAGTAATTAGTTCTTTCATGCTTTGTGGTTTATTACTCAGGCACTTATTCAATGCCGCTTGTTTGCTGCCCAAACGACTTCCAAAAGCATCCTTCTCTATTTTTGGCTCCTCTTTGGTTTTGGTTTTTTTCTTTTTTGCAACCTTCCTCTTCTTTTTTGTTACAGTTTTTTTCTTTGGTTTCTTCTTTGCTGTTTTTCTCATAGCTACCTCACTGGGGCATTCTGGTTCAACCTTCTCCTTCTTCTCCTTCCCTCCACCTGCAAAAACCACCTCTTCAGCAGCCATAAGCTTCTTCAGGAGTTTTTTTGCATTAGGATTCTTAATCTTTACCTCTTCTACAAGCTCCGGAAGTTCTTTCACCTTCCTTAATAGCCTGCTATCATTCCAATCCTTGGCAGTTTTGAAGCCCATTGCTTCAAACAACTTTATTACCGTTTCTTTCTTAACTGTTAATTTCATTTTATTATCCTTTCCAATTTAATCTTTGTTTATTATGCTATTGTCATTTCCTTCACTTTTCTGAAATCTTTTATGCTTTTTATCCAAACCACATTCGAGCAATTTTGTTATTAGAAGTTCATGTTCACTATCTCCTCTAATAATTATGGGGTAAATTTCTTTTTATTCTTTTGGTTCCTCCCATTTCCCTGCCGAACTCCCTTGGTGCTGTTTCTTCCATGAAGTCTCCTCCGTTGGTTCCTCCCATTTCCCTGCCGAACTCCCTTGATGCCGTTTCTTCCATGAAGTCTCCTCTGTTGTTTCCTCCCATTTCCCTGCCGAACTCCCTTGATGCCGTTTCTTCCAATGACTATAAAATCCACTCATTGTGCCTAATACATGGCCACATTTTTTACATCTGATATTCATTTCCCTATCCTTTCCTTCTAAAAACGAATCTTTAATTTTTGCTCTTTACTCTATTATCGTCATTTTTGTCAATAATCTGAAATCTTTCTTTGAATTTTTTAGAAAAACTTTTGATAATCTCCTTGACCTCCTTAATATCCCCCTTCCAACGAGTACTTTGGGCTATTGCTATAATCTCTTTAGGAGTCCTACCATCTGATAACATATCCTCTACAAATGCTCGTACTGTCCATTTTTTCATTATTTATCTCCTTATCATTTACCAACAACTTTTGATTAGGGGGTTAGCCATAGCCAAACACCCAACGACATACACACACTTGTTTTCAAAATATAAACCATCCCTTAATTTTAACCAATTCAACCGCATCACTCCCATATCCTTTTCTTCCGGGTCTGTTTGATTTATTCCTATCATACCAGTAACATGAGAAAATTTTCTTTTATCTTCTGAAAAGTTTTTCCTCCTTATCAAATTAGATTCGTAAGAAGCAGAATCAGCTTGCGTGGCTGTTATTACTAAGCAATGGTATATTTGAGAAAGAGAACGCAGTTGCTTCCAAGTTTCATTAATACAATCCCTCCCCTCCAACCCGCTATAACTCATATCCAATATATCCGCATAATCTATAACCACCACATCTGGTATCCAATCCTCCTGCCCCCATCCCTCCAAAATACTATGAATCCCTTTTACAGATAAAGTAGAATTTGGATGGGATGATAGTTTGAGATAGGGATGTTTACTCCTTACTTTTCTTTTCATAATCTTCTTGCACGCTCGCACTGCTGTTCGAAAATTTAATTTTTCCTCAAATCTTATCTCCTCGAATTCTACATCAACCCCACCTTCATTATTCTTAGAAAGAGTTTTTGGGTAATCAACCACTGTAGGAAATATGGGATGGTGGGAGAGACGTATTAAAAATCTTCTCATTATTTGATTTTGAGACATATCCCCAACCTCAAACATAGCCACCCTCCTTCGCTGTATCATAGATTGCCATGCCATTTCTTGAAGGATAAAACTTTTCCCCCTTCCTTCCGGACCCATAAAAGCAATAAAACCTTCTCGCTCTAATGAATGTTGAAAAAATTTACCTAATGCCTTAGGAAATTTAATAAGAGGTTCTTGTTTACTTGCCAAAGCCTCTTTTATAGCCTCTTTATCCTGCAATACATTTATGCCCTCTCCTACCCCCATCTCGATTTGGTTAAAAGCAACAGTGTGATTAATTGCCTCCCCCACCTTTCCTCTATCTACATCCCCTTGTATGGTATCTATTAATCGTTCTATTCTGATTTGGTTAAAGTATTCTCCCGCCATATCAATTATATACCCGCTATTTGATTCCTCCTGCAAAGCCTCATATTCTTCAGATAAGGAGCCCAAAAATTTCTCTACCAACTTCACCGCTTCTTTATCATTTGTTTCTGCAGCCCAGGATTCAAACAAACTTTCTATTTGATTCATAGGCACATCTTCATATTTGCGATAAAAAGAGACACACCAATCAGCAATGATATTTGCCCATCTGCTCTTAAACATACCTCGCTGCCATTTGGAACTAATACGACCAAGTACCATTTTATCTACTATCATTCCAATTAAAATGAGCCTTTCTTTATTATTACTTCTCTTCTCTATTTTCATTTCTTAGTCTTTCTTCGGCGTATATAACTCACACTATATTTGGTGGGGGCTTCCCCTGCCTTCACTTTCTTACTTGCTCTTTTCATAGCATCTTCTATTCTTAAAAATTTTTCTCTAAAATCAACTGCCTTATATATTTTTGGAGTGTATTCATCATCTATAAAACAATCCAACCATTTTATCACCTCTCTAATTCTTGATTTCTCTATATCTTGAGTGGTTCTTAACAATCTAATTTCTTTGGCCCATCTCTTTTCCCCCACCTTTCTGGACATCTTCCCTTTCTTGGTGATTATGGTAAATAGTTTTTTGGCGTATGTATTATTAAATGAAGATTTCCCATTTGAAGGAATTAATAAGTTGCTTTCGTGGCGTTTCGCCAATTGTTCTTTTTTATTATTATATTTATTATTATTAGTCTTAACTTCTTTAAGGGGTAGTCCTAAAGCAGGTTTAGGACTCCCCTTAACCTCTTTAAGGGGTCCAACCTTCAGTAAAGTAATTATATTCGACTTTCCTTCTCGTTTATAGATATGAATTAGTTTGTATTTGACCAATTTTTTATCATACTTGATGAGTGTTGGTATCGTTATTTTTAGCTTTTTTGCAATGGTTGTTTGAGAAGGAAAAACTTCTTGTTTATCAAAAGCATAAGAAGCATAAGCATTATAAAGTGCCAAACCAATTGCTCCTATTTTTGGGGCATATTTTTGATAAACTGTTCGGGAAATCCAGTACCAGTTTCCATTTCTTTGGTCCCTTATTGTGAATTTCATAATTGTCTCTGTCGAACATTAGCAGGAATTATTGTACTATAGGACGGATTTCCTTTTTTACTTTTCATATCCTTATTCCTTTCAAAAGAAAAACCGCTGAACGCTACGAACTCGCAAAGCTCACGTCCAACGGTTTTCAACAATATCATTTTGTATTGCGAATTCGACATTATTGCAATATACCTTTTTTACTTAAGGATGTCAAAGAAAAAGTAAAAATTTTTTTATTTATAATATATTATCGTTAAAAACATTGTTTTTCTGAAATTTATTTTAGAAAATGAATTCTCAATTGTTTAATCTCCTTTGCTTTAGCACTGGCTGGGTCTTTTGCATCTAATTGTATATTATAAGTTTCGCCAGGAAATACTGATAAGTCATCCCATAATTTTTTTGCTCTTTTTTGGGCCTCTTTCTCGGTGTCGAAGCAAATTACTCGTTTTGGGTATCTTGTCATTCGGATTATTTGTTCTGCCGAATATCCTGTTCCCAAAGTTGCTACCGCTCCAGGCCCAATTCTCCAAACATCAAAAGGACCTTCTGTTATAATGATATATTGTTGGGCGAAGTCTTCTCCGTACAGGAGAGATTTATGAGGAATTGATTCCTCTTTTGTGGAGGCACTTATATACCTTGTAACCTTACTACTGTTTGAAATTGAACGGGTTGTCCAGCTAACCATTTTCCTGTGATAAAAAATAGGTATGAAAATCCTCCATGATAATCTATTTGCTATTCCTATTCCTCTCACATCCCAAAGTTTTCTGATTTCTTCCCAAAAGAAACCTCGACTTTCAATGTATTGTTTATGAACTGTTAGGAGTGGTCCTACTCCTTTTGGTATAATAAGTCTGCCTTTTGGTTTTTTCTTCTTAATTTTAGCAGGTTTTATATCTTTGAGAATTCTTTTGCATTTGGTGTGAGAATAACCAGTTATTTCCATTAAAGTTTCAACAAGAGGATGAGAACCACATCGCCAACAATTCAGATAATTGTCTTCCAATGAATAGCCAAGATGCCATTTGTGAGAATTTTTTCCACAAAATGGACAATCTAACTGTATCCATCCGGGGCGGCAATGATGATGTTGTCCTTCTGTTTTGTATTCGATATTTAATTGTGATAGAATATCAGTAAGTTTCATTTATATAATCCTCGGTCTTTTATATCAGCTATGGAAATCTTGTCCTTTTTCTTTTTCATTTTTTTCTTCCTTTTCGAGAAATTTTAGAAGTCTTTTGAGTAATTGTTTGCAACGAGAACAATCTTTGGTTTTTTGTTGGCAAAGGGCCAGATGGCAGCTGTCGCACAATCCATCTCTTGCTTCTAAGGGTAAAAATATTCTTTCTTCACACATTCTACACTTAATCATTTTCTTATTCCTTTCTTAAATGGTTTCCTGAAAGACGATTTCTATTTTGTAATTCTTTTTCAAGTTTGGCGAAGATATTTAATTGATTTGAACACTTTTTCTTGCCATCTAATGTAGATGCGAGTATCTTTTGTTTTTTCTGAATTAATTTACAGAGGTTTTCTTCTATAGTATCCTTCGCTATAAGATAATATATATTAACAGCATTTTTTTGACCTATTCTGTGAATACGGTCTTCTGCTTGAGTATGGTTGCCTGGGACGAAATCCATTTCTACGAAAACCAACGAACTTGCCGCTGTTAATGTGATACCTACTCCAGCCACTTTTATATTCCCTATAAATATCCTTATTCGTTTATTTTTTTGGAAATTATGAATTGCCTTTTTTCTTTTTTCCCCGGACACATTTCCATCCACTATTGTACTGATTCCTTTATATTTATTGTGAAGAAGTCTTATGATATTTTTGTGGATGCAAAATAAAACTAATTTCTCATCGCTTTCTTCTAAGAAATCATCTATCCAAGATAGTACAGGTTTCATTTTAAGTTCTGCTGCTAATCTTTTCAAATATCCCATTTTAGTTAGAGATTTGGCTTTCATTGCTCGATTGGCTTTGGAGATAGATTTTTTTGATAACCACTTGATAAAATTATTTAATGCTTCTTCATATTCCTCCCGTTTAATTTCAAGAGGGATGATATGCCTGGTCTTGTCAGGTAATTCTTTTAGTACATCTTTTTTTAATCTTCGTATCATCATTGTTGATTTGAGTTTTCTGTGTAATTCTTTTAGATGACTCGCCCCACTAATATCCCAGCCCCATGGTGTCCATTTGCGATTACAATACCTAATGACGAAAGGAAGTTTATCATGGAATTTGTCTGGTCGGAGAAGATGAAGAACATTCCACAATTCAGCGGGCCTGTTTGTTAATGGGGTTCCACTAATTGCTATTATATAAGGTATCTTTTTTAATCTGCGAATGGCTTGGGTTCTTTTTGCTTTGTAATTCTTGATGTAGTGGACCTCATCAATAATAAGTATTTTAGGTTTTAGTTTTTTAAGTTCGGTCGTCCAATACTGCAAGATTTCATAATTGATAATTAGGAAAGAGTGTTTTCCTGTCAGACCTGTTTTAGGCGGAGAGGTTCCGTATAGTATTTCGCATCTGACTTTAAGGACCCTATGAATGAAAGATTTCCACATCCATTTTAGAGAGGCGGGGCAGACTATTATTACAGGTCTTCTATTTGGATGTTCTTTTACCCATAGCAGGGCTTCCACGGTTTTGCCCAAACCCATCTCATCTGCGAGGAGGGCTCTTCCGTTAAAATGTTCAATTCTATGAACGGCTTTTGATTGATAAGGTAGTTTCTTAATAATCATTAATAACCCTCGTGATTTCTTCAAAACTTTCTTTAATTCTTTTCAAAGTCCAGCCCGCGTCTCGAAGATAATTTTTCAAAGCAATTTTTGTGTGGCAAGGACTATCTCCATTACTTATGGGTAAATCATGTGGCAGGTTCCATATCAGATTGATGAGTGTCTTTGTGTCTTCCTGCAAACCATCCAACAGTTCCAAGGATGAGAAGGAATATCTTTTTTTGGATTCGAAATTTTCTAAGGAAAGATCTCTTTCAATTCTGATTGTTTTGGGACTTTGTTTTTGCAAAGCTGTATAATAATCTAATAATCGTTTCCAAACACAGAATCGGAGCCAGGTAGAAAATTGAGCCTTACTCCTTTTATGTGTATTGAATGCCCGGACGAAAGTAAGATTGGCTTCTGCCTTCCACTCTTCAAAATCTCCCCCATACCGATTACAAAACCGCCAAACCGTATCATTTATCAAGTTTTCCATATCATAATAAGTTTCCGTTAAGGCATCCTTTTTTAATAATGTTGATTCCATGGTATTTCTCCTTTTTTTATTCTTAGAGTTTTGAGTCTTCCATTGTGTTTAGAGTGTTGAATAGTTTCTCAAGATTTGCTGCCGAGATTTCTGATTCTTCTCGCAGATATTTGTAGATGGTATCTTGGTGGAGGTTAACCATCCGGGATAGTTTGGCTACACTGACCTTTTTTCTCTCCATAAGTGTTCTAATTTGGATTCTGAAATTTATGGTATTCATTTTGGGTCCTTTCTAATTACTAATTATTTGGTATTTGTTAGGCGGCTTGTAATCGCTCTTGGACTGCCTCCTATAACTTTGATTAACTGTTTGATTTCCTCTATTCCGAAACTACCTCTAATGTTATTGATGTTAAATACTTCTTCTGTTGAACCGTCTTTACTATCTTTTTGGAATTGCATTTGGAACTTTCGATTCATTCCGTATGTGAAGTTATATACCATATACTTATTTGGTATTACTTCTACTCCGAGTCTCTCGCATAGATTCTTGTGATATTCTTTTGCTATTTTTGCTGCTGCTTCTTCTTCCTTCTTTTTGGATATCATCTTTTCTACTAAGGACATTCCTTCTTCAAAAGCCTGTTGAATTCTTTCAAGTACTCCTTCTATGTATTTTGATTTTGTTATCTTGTTTTGGGAATAAATATACATACTGTGGGGGTTTTTTAATTGTATGTTGCACCTTGTTTCTTGAAAAATCCATTCAATATAGACTTTCATTTCATAGGATTTATATTGTTGTATTAAACGTAAATCGTTGGGTTCAAATCCACTCCCTTGAAGCAATCGTTTTTTTGCTTCATCGAGGGTGAGATGTCCGCAGGTGTAAATTTTTCCTGTAAACCAAGCCTGTTTCTCAATTTCCTTTGCAAGTATTACCAAAGGAAAGTTTTCCCAAACTGTGGTATTTTTGTACCAAACTAATTTTGTTCTCCCTCTTTTTTTTGTTTCTGTTTTTGACATGGTATTATCCTTTCTAAAATAGGTTAATAAAAATTGGTTATCTCATCAGTGTCAGATACCAAACTGACAGACCGCCCGAAGGCGGTCTCGATTTTAATTTTTGAAAATTACTGTTTGTCCGAACGGTGCTTTTTTATCTTTGGTTGTAGTAAGCCACATGGTAGGATATTCTGCTTCCTGTTTTGGAAATCTACCATACAAATCTGTGAAGTATATTAGGCAGGCGGGGGAGATGTTTTGGATTTTGATGTGGTCAAATACAGGGCAGAAATCAGTTCCTCCCCTACCTACCGGATTTAGTTTCATTGGTAAATCGGCTCTTGTAAATATCTCTTCCTTTTGTACCTTAGTATCACAATATACTACTCTAATTGTAGTGTCATAAGCATCAAGAATACTGGAGGCTTCTGCTGCGAATATTGATAAAACCTTCTCATTAATGCTACCACTCGTGTCAATAGCTATAACTATCTCAGGAATCTGCTCGCTGATAAGACTTGGCAGTATGATGCCTTGCCCTATATATCTCCGAGAAGGTCTTGACCAATCATAATCGTTCCTGGCTATTTTTTCCACAAAGTCTCGTAATAAAATATGCCAGGGTATTTCGGGGTTAAGAATTTTCTGTACTTGCCTTTTGATACTTGCAGGGAGGTTTCCTTTGGCCACTTGTATGGCTTGGCTTATTGCCGCCTGCCATTCGGCCTTCATCTCTCTTTCCTCTTGTTTATTTTCTGAGGGGTAAGGTAAAACAGCACCACACCCACCTGGATCATCTTTGTTCGTTTCATCCCTTTTCCCGTTACCTTTTCCCTTATCACTACCTTTCTTTTTTTCTTGTTCTTCTTGAAATGGTTTTTCTTCATTACTTTTTTGTTTACCAGTATTCTTTTGTTCTTCTTCTTCTTTTTCTTCTTGTTGTTGTTTAAGTTGATTGTAAATTTCCTCAGTTGATAATAAAGAATACTTAGGTTCTATGAGGTGCCCTTTTGGTAAAGTGAATCCTGTTTGTATTAGATTTCCATTGATGACATAATCGCCCGCTATATTCCATCTTTTATGCTCTCTCTTTTCTTGTCTCCAGGCATGACCCAGGGCAATATGCATAACCTCATGGGCCAATACCCCTGTAAGTTCGTTTGTTGTTAAGGAATCAACAAATTTGGGATTGTAATATATATCTTTACCATTGATTGCCATCGATTCAAATGATTTATCCTCAATCAAACCTAATCGGAGTGCCAAACTGCCAAAAAAGGGATGGTCGAGAATGAGTATGGAACGAGCTTTTAAGATTTTATCTAATGTACTCATTTTATACCCCCTTTTCTTTTTTAATTACCCACGCATAGTATCTGGTAAGTACTTGGAATAAAGAGTCCGTGGGCAAATAGAATTTGGTAAATATGGGTTTGAAATGCCGACCATTTTTACTCCAGGCTGTTTGAACTTGGTAATATTGTAGTAATCTAAATCTTTTCCTCCGATTAGCAAAATGAATTACATTTCTATCAACCTCTATTGTGTTTTTGGGTATTTCTTCAAAATTGTATCTTTTTGAGTTTTTAGAAACTTGGTATAAGCTAATAGCTTTCATGGTTTTATTCTCCTTTCTTTTACAATAAGATATCCTGGTGTTTGGCTATCCAATCGATGAATCCTTTTGTGTTTTGGATTTTTGGTTCGCTGCGAATCATATCCCGTACCAATAATACATTAAAATCGATTGGTAAACGATTACTATATTTGAAGATATGATTTGCATTATCTACTGTTACTTTTCCAACCAATGCTGCTACTACTGCATAGATTGTTGCTGGGTCGGTAGGGACTTCTGCACTATCTGGGTCTAAGAGAATAGTTGCTATATTGGGCAGACTATTGTAAATTTTCAAAAAGCCGGTCAACTCAGCTGCACAACCTTCCCCCACCGCTCCTGCCAATACTTCTGTATCACTTATTCCTGATTTTAATAATGAACCACAATAGGCTATGGTTCTTGGGCAGGGATGATTAACAATATCTGCTGTGGCTTCCTCTGTGTTGAGGAGAGCTGGTCGGAAATGGACGAAGCCCATTAATTCTGCAGGCATATCATTCTCTATAGCCCACTCAATCCAATCATCTGCATTGGCTTCTAATTCTAAGATAGTAGCAAACCTACTTTTGACAGGTTCTAAAATACCTGTTACTCCTGCCCTATCTTGCCGCCTATTTGTTGCCGCAATAAATACAACCTTATTACTGACTTTATGACCATTGACTCTACGTGCTAATATTAACTGCATTGCAGCAGCTTGAACCACAGCAGGGGCTTGCCCTAAATCATCTAAAAAAGCAATGGTTGGTTTTTTAGCTTGTATCAAACTTCTTAAATCTCCAAATGGAAGGAATTCGGCCTTACCATCTACTATACCAGGCAAGCCTTTGAAATCCGTTGGGTCTGATACGACCGGATGACTTATAATTAAATTCATCTCCAGTTCTTCTGCAACTTGGTTAACAATATCGCTTTTGCCTATCCCAGGAGCTCCTTTGATGAGCACGGGTAGGCCCGCTGGTACTGTTTTTAATAGTACCTTCTTCAGTTCTTTTGGGGACATGGTATTATCCTTTCCAAAAATAAGTTAATAAATAAAAGTTTCTGACCTCGTCAGTGCTACTATAAATAGCAGACGCCCCGAAGGGCGTTTCGGTCTTTTATACCCCCTTGTAATCCTTCATCTTTTTCAGAACATTTTTTGCTGTTTTATACGCCGCTTTTCGTTCTGTCTTATCCTCTCTTAGGTTGTCGGGTTTTAGATTTGCAAGATTTTTAATGGCTTCTTTTCTAAATCCCTCCAATTTGGAATCATCTGTTAGATTGAGTTTTGGGACAAGTTCACAAAATTCTTTGAGATTGTTTATAAGTGAGTTTTTGAATTTCTTTTTTGGGTCTTTTAATGTTTTTTCAATCTTTCCAATAAGTTCCGCGAGTCTTTGCCATATTTCTGTCATTGCTTTTTCTATTGTAATGTCTATATTTTTATTCATTTGCTCTCGTATCTCATCCACATCCTGTTTTGGCAAGTTTACCCTAAAGTCTGCAACGTCTGGTAGTGGATATATATTCTGACGTATCCCAAATTTGTGGCTAATCTCATCAGTGGATGGGAGCTTCTTATTATCAAGTAGTTTTCCAAGCCTCTTATGAGCATTTGCAAGTATTTCAGGATATTCCTTCAAAAATTCATTTACAGCCTCATCAAATTCTGCTTTCGCCTCTCTCATTGATTTGCTATAGTCCAGAAACATTGCTGTAGGTAAGATTCGGTCTCCGCCGTCTCTCCAGGGTAATGTGAGCTTGTTATGGGTGGATTTACACTTAGTATATGCAATGTTGATATTTCGCATGGACCTCTTTGGAATGAGGTAGGTCCACCAGGCACCGCCGTCCCTTTCGGCATTCTTGCTTACAGTAACCTCCTCCGATACCCTATTGTCTTTTGTTCTTCCTGTCCAAACAGAGAAGGACAATTGGGTAAGCATAGCCCTTTCACTTAATTTTTTTGTTTCTTTAAGCATGGTACTGTCCTTTCAAAATGGGTTAATAAATTTTTGACCTCATCAGTACTATTACAAATAGTAGACGCCCTTGTGGGCGTTTCGGTCTATCGAACAAAGATTAACTTTTTATTTGAACTTTTAATTGTACTTGTAATATGGTTTTTCTTTTTACATTGACATGGAATGTGATGTGACATCCATTTGGTTGAAGTAGAGTGTTTATCCAATCTTCCTTGAGTTGGAAAGAGGATTGTAGGTGTACCGTATCATTGCAGAGTTTTTGGTATCCTGTTCTGGTTTTGCAATAGACATTGACATAATCCTCTTTTTTGATTTGTTCTACGGGTTTGTCCAGTATGATTTGAATACACCCACCGTGATGTGTAGGCTGGAGCCAAATGTTTGTGTCCCCAAGTTCATTTAATTGTTTGTATGCTTCTCTAATTTGTGTGATTTGTTTTGGTCTAAATACAAAAGTAGCCATGGTATTGCCCTTTCAAAAATTAGGTTAATAAGTAGTTTTTGACCTCATCAGTATTGCAACAAGCAATAGACGCCCTTGCGGGCGTTTCGGTCTTCTATAATTCTTTTAGTACATCAAATTGGTTAGTTGATCACCTCGTTAAAAAGTTTTTTCTTTTCGTTGTAGTCCAAACAATCGAAGGCTTTTTGAGTGGATACATCTTTACACATATCTAAACCACAAGCCGCTTCCATAACTTCTATACCGGAAGGCTCGTGGCCAATGGCATTTGTAATATCTGCTCCTGTTGTTTGGTAGATTTGGTAAATTGCTTCTTTGATTTTTTCTTTCGTTGACATGGTATTGCCCTTTCAAAATAGATTAATAAAAAGTTTCAAAAAATACATCAATGGTGACAGTTTTTAACCTGCCACCCTTGGCATATTTTCAATAAACTTTAGGAACCGAAGTACCGAACCTGCCCAACACCTTTTGGTCCAATGTCCTCCGCAAAGAACATCCCCATGGAACTTTGACACTTTACTAACTGTGTCCTCAACCCGGTGTCCCAAATCAATACTATCAGTAACGGCTACAAAGTTTTTAACCTCTGCTTCTCCATTAGCCCTACCGGCACCTGGATTCGATTTCTGGACATTACCTTTTTAACTGCCCCGCTTATTATTAACTTGTAACTTACTATATATATAATACGCGAATAATCGTATGATGTAAAGTATATTTTTAGATTTTTTTGCTTTTTTTTTGGAATCTGCATTTTTAGCCTGAAAACGGGCGTTTTTAGTGAAAAAAATTTGGATTTATATGTATATTTTTTGGTAGTTGGAAGAACGGATGGGGAGTTTGAGTTGACTCTGGAATCTGTTATAGTATCATGCCATGATAAGGAGAATAATATGAGCAGAAGAACGGTGTGGAAAGATGACTTTTATGTTGAGGTTTATAACCTGGCGAGAAGTGGATTAAAAGAAGGACAAATGGCAGCAGCTTTGGGCATATCACTTCCAACTTTTAGGTCGTGGGAAAGGAAGAAAAAAGCATTCAAATCAGCTATCCAAAAAGGGCGGAAAGAATATAGGGGTAGGAATAATAAGACAGCCAGTTTTGAAGATTATGTTTATAAAAGATTATCTAAGGATTTGAGATTAACTTGGAACAGAATTTGCAAGTTAGATAAGAAGAAAGGGGGGTTGGAAAAGATAGAGGCTATTTTGGACAGGAAGGGGAGGAGAGTTAGGCAAGAATTGTTTTTACATGCCTGGATTTCAGGAAATTTCTCAATCAGTGAAGCCTTGCGGAAAGTTAATATAAGTCGCAATACTTTAGAGAGATGGAAAAAGGAAGACCCCGAATTTGCCAAATTAGTAAAACAGATTCCTTGGTATAGAAAGAATTTTTTTGAAGACCATTTATCCAGACTTGTAGCGGGAGGAGATAGTAGTGCTATTATATTTGTCAACAGAACATATAATAGAGATAGGGGTTATAATGAGAAGTTTGATATAGATATGAATTTATCAGGTGAATTGAATCAAAATGTAATGTCTGTAGATGTACTTAAATTACCGCTTGAAACAAGAAAAGAGATATTAAAATCCTTACGAAAGAACAAGAAAAATTAGAGAACATTGTATTTGATGAATATGATGTTATGGGGAGTATTGTAAGAGAGAGTTTTTACGAATTTATAAAAGAGTTTTGGGATATTACCATACCTGAGAAACCTGTATGGAATTGGCATATAGAATACTTATGTAATGAATTGCAGATTATAGCGGAAAGAGTGTTTAGAAGAGAGCCTAAAGAATATGACCTTATTATAAATATACCTCCTGGCAGTACTAAATCAACGATATGCTCCATCATGTATCAGCCCTGGATATGGACGAGAATGCCTACAGCAAGAATAATAGGAGGCAGTTATGCTCACAACCTATCTATGGATTTATCACGTAGGGGGAGGGATATTATTAAAAGTGATAAGTATAGGAAGGTTTTTCCAGAAATAAAGTTGAGAGAAGACCAAGATACCAAATCATACTTTATGAATACAAAGGGGGGTAGTAGGTATTCGGTAGGGGTGGGGGGTTCGGTTACAGGTATGCACGGACATTTCTTGATAATAGATGACCCTATTGACCCAAATAAAGCTATTTCAGAAGTGGAATTAGCGACGGCCAATAGATGGATGGCGGAAACATTGCCAACTCGTAAAGTAGATAAGGTTGTGGTGCCTACTATATTGATAATGCAACGGCTTCACCAGAATGATTGTACGGCTAATATGATAGAGCAGATTAAGTCGGCACAGAGGATGGATGGAGGGGAATTGAGGTTAAAACATATATGCCTCCCAGCGGAGTTGACAGATAGGGTTAAGCCCAAATCTTTGATTTCTTATTATAAAGATGGGTTATTGGACCCTGTACGATTGCCCAGAGAAGTATTACATGAAAATAAAGCTGTTGCAGGTGAGTATGGTTATGCGGGGCAGTTTTTACAATGGCCCGTACCACTTGGTGGGGGAATGTTTAAGACGACTAAGATTAAGGTGGAGGAGGAGATTCCAAATAGAACGGTATGGTTACAGAAGGTGAGGTTTTGGGATAAGGCGGGGACGGAAGGGGGGAAGGGTGCTTTTACGGTAGGCGTTTTGATGGGGTATAGCAAGGATAAAAGATTTTGGGTATTGGATGTGATACGGGTTAGGTTGGGTTCAGCAGAACGAGAAGCCCTTATAAAACGTACAGCGGAGATAGATGGGAAGAGTATTATAGTGGGGATAGAGCAGGAACCAGGAAGTGGTGGGAAAGAGAGTGCGGAGAATACTGTTAAGAATTTGGCTGGGTGGAGGGTTAGGATAGACAAGCCTTCCGGTTCTGAGTCTTCCAAGGCATTAAGGGCTGACCCTTATTCCGTTCAAGTTAATAATGGGAATGTGGTAATGAAAAGAGGGGATTGGAATGTAGATTATTTAAGTGAATTAAGTTTCTTTCCATATTCCAAATATAAAGACCAGGTAGATGCCAGTAGTGGTGCTTTTAATATATTAACTAAAAGAAAGAAAAGAGCTGGGAGTTTATTTTAAGATGGATAAGATACAAGTAATTTTGATAGAAACTTTTAAGGGCGAGAAGTACGTTTTGAGATTGGATAGGGAATATGAGAGAGCTTTGATGAAATTACTTAGGAATTTATTTAAGGGGGCTAATTTAGGTTCTCTTGCTCATATCTCCCTTCGTAATATAAAAGAAGCGGAATATGATAATATACAGGCTTCGGGTTTTATGGGATAGAAAGGAATAGAGAATGACAAAGAGAAGAAAGATGCCATATACAAAGGCTAAGACATATCAAAAGGAAGTGGCTGCGGCTTTGAAGGGGACAAACGCTAAGTTGAAGTTATCTGCAAATCAAAAGGCCCGGAAAGATTCAACAGAAATGCTTGTGGCAAATGCTCATTTATTAAGGAGTGAGTTATTAACCAAATTGCTTAATCCAGGTAAAGATATCAATTATGAATGTGGTTACCCAGATTCTATTGGTGCTGGGGATTATAAGAAGTTATATGCAAGGAACGGTGTGGCAAAGAGGGTGGTAAGGATATTGCCGGAGGAAACTTGGGCAATATCTCCTATTATATATGAAACAGAAGATTCGAATGAAACAGAATTCGAGAAGCTGTGGAAGGAGATAGAAAAGGAGAAACGGGTATTCCATTATTTGCAAAGGATAGATGTTTTGAGTGGTATTGGGAAGTATGGTATATTATTGTTGGGCATAAATGATGGGAAAGAATTGAGTGAGGCTGTAGAAGGTATAGATGAGGTTACAGGTGAAAAGGTAGGAAAGGGAGAGCATAAACTTATTTATCTAAAACCTTTTGACCAGACTTCTGTTAAGATTAAAACGAAGGAGACAAATATATCCAGCCCTCGGTATGGTTTTCCTAAAACTTATTCTGTGGATTTTGAAGGGACTGAAACAGCTAATACCCAAATGGCTAAAATAGTTCATTGGACGAGGATATTGCATGTGGCAGATAATAGAGAGATGAGTGAGGTATATGGAAGTCCGAGAATGGAACCTGTTTATAATCGTTTACTTGATATTAGGAAGATATTGGGGGGGAGTGGGGAGATGTTTTGGAAGGGAGGGTTTCCTGGTCTGAGTTTTGAAACACAACCAGAAGTTGAAGTTTTGGATACTGATTCGATAAAAGACCAAATGGAATTGTATATGGCAGGTATGCAGAGATATTTGGCTATGGAAGGAATATCGGTTAAATCTTTATCACCTCAAGTATCCAGCCCTAAAGACCATATTGAAACCAATATGAGAAATATAGCTATTAGCCTTGGTATTCCTTATCGTATCTTTTTAGGAACAGAGGAGGCGAAGTTAGCAAGTGCCCAGGATATAACTACGTGGAATAAGAGGTTGGCACAGAGACAGGAGAATTATGTTAGCCCATATATTATTAGACCTTTTATAGATAGGCTGGTGGGGTTTGGTGTATTACCTGAGGTAAAAGAATATACTGTGGATTGGCCTGATCTAAATGCTCCAACAGACGAAGATAAGGCGAATGTGGCTAAGACATTGACAGATGCTATGTCAAAATATGTTGGGGCGGGGGTGGATGCTTTAATACCACCCATGGAGTACTTGATGAAGGTGCTTGGTTTTACACAGGAGGAAGCAGAGGCAATTGAGAAGGCGGCTTTGATGCATGTTGCGGAACAGGCAGAAGAGGAAATAGAAGAAGAAATTATAGAAGAAGAAAAATAAGAATACTAATTTTAGAAAGAGGTGTTAAAATGGCTTATGGTGCAAAAGATGGTAGTGGTGGGGGAAAGGGGCGTCCTGGTGGAGGTCGTCGTAATAAGAATACAGGTGGATGTTCAAAAGGAGGTCCGGGTTATGGCAAAGGTGGTGGAAGAGGAAAAGGTACTGGTAGAAAAGGGTAATTTGGGAATTGGAAAGGAAGTGTAAAATGGTAAAGCGATTTTTGAATTGTGAATTGGTGGAGATAGAAGAGGGGGATGAGATTATCCAGGTTGCTTATATGGATATTTATGACGGAGGTAAATTGATATGTAAGGTGAATGAAGAATTTTCTCAACTGCAAAAGAATGTTCAATTGAATGTTAATCGGATATTTTATGCGAAACCTGTGGAGGAAAGAGTACGTATTATGAAAGATTTGGCTGACAAAGGAGGTTCTTTGATAATTACCGTCATCAAGGATATGCTTCTGAGCGAATACGATAAAGAGTGTTGTTATACGCCAGCCAGCGAATTGTTTACGGAACCAAAAGATGCCTAACCAACTTAAAATAGACCCAACTCGTACCACCATGCTTCGTAAGAAGTTTATGGCAGATATGACGAGAAGATTCAAGAAGGTTTCTAAAGCCATCCAAACTCTTGTTGTAGATGATGATGTTTTTGGATTAGAAGGACCTGCTATATTACAAGTAAGACAGGCTTGGCGTTTTAGAACCAATGCTCAAAAGGTTAAGGCATATAGAGCGTGGTTGCAGCAACAGGTAAATGCTGGCATTCTTGCTCCTGTGGGGGGTGTAAGCGGGAAACCGTGGACGGCCCCCTACATTGAATCAGCTTATAAGAAAGGGGGGTTGAGGGCTTATACAGATTTGAGAGCGGAGGAGTTGGCAAATCATCCATCTCTTTTTGAAGGGGGACAGGCTGAGTTTATAAGAACAGCTTTTGGTCAACCAGAAGCCTTACACAAGATAGAATTATTATATGAGAGAGCATTTGATGAATTAAAAGGTATTACAGATGTGATGGGGCAGCAAATGAGCAGGACGTTGGCTGAGGGACTGGCACAGGGGTATGGGCCGAAAAAGATTGCTCGTGAATTAAGAAAGAATGTTACAAAGATAACCAAAACCAGAGCTAATGTGATAGCAAGGACGGAGATAATAAGAGCTCATGCAGAAGGGCAGTTAGATGCTTTTGAGGCATTAGGGGTTGAGGAAGTTGGGGTAATGGCTGAATGGAGTACAGCAGGTGATGAGAGAGTGTGTATTTTGCAGGGCATTTCCAAAGTATTAACGAAACAGGGGGCAAAGAGGATTAAGGATGTCCAAAAAGGTGACTTGGTTTTGACTCATAAGGATAGATATAAAAAGGTAACTAAGACTTGGCATAGGAAGACTGATGAAAGGGTTGTTAAAATTATTTTGAAGGGGGCTATAAATGGAAACGAGAGGCAAATTACAGTTACGTCTAATCATCCTTTGTTGGTAAGAAGGGAAGGAAAGATTTTATGGATTAAAGCTGGTAATTTGAAAGAGGATGATTTGGTTAGTTATTTTGCAAGACAGTGTCCAGTTTGTAATAAGAAGATGCCTATGGGTAACAGATTTTGTTCTCCGGAATGTGCAATAAATTTTGGGAATAAAAAAAGGTGGGAAGACCCTGAACAACACAAAGTGTTATCAAGAAGAAATAAGAAGGATAAAAAATGGAAGAGAATGCAAGCAGGTTTTCAAGAGAAATTTAGGGGTAAAGATTTCCAGGAAAAGTTTAGGAAAGCAGTAAGGAAAGGACAATTAGAATCGTATAGAAAGGATACTACTCATTATGATAATGTAGTAAAGGCCAACAGAAAGAAAGCAGAAGGGGAAGATTGGGGATGGAGAAATAAGAGACGATTAGAATCAGCATTGAAAAAAGCTCATATGGCATTGGGCAAAAATCATCTGGGTAAAACTTGGATTGAAAAGAAGGTTGAGTGGTGGTTGAAAAAGATAGAAGTTGAATATGAATCCCAAAAATACTTTTATTTGAATGGAAAAAGAAGGTGGGTGGATTTTTATTTGCCTGTTTATAATTTGATTATAGAGGTAGATGGAGAAAATTGGCATCAGGATGGGAAGAAAGATAAGTTAAAGGATGTAATTGCGAAGCGGAATGGTTTTGACACGTTGAGATTGCCTGGGAGGGAGGTTCGTAATAATTTTAGATTTATTATAGAAAGAATAAATAATGCTATTCATAATGGGTGCTTTGTTTTTCTACCTATTAAAAAATTAAAAAAATGGAAATTAAAAAAGAATCAACCAGTTTATAATTTGTCGGTGGAAAGTGATAATAGTTATGTTGCAAATTATATGGTGGTTCATAATTGTGCTGAGTGTGGAGAGTTAGAAGGGGTGGTAATGACTATTAAGGAAGCGAGAGGTTTATTGCCACGCCACCCAAATTGTAGGTGTGCATGGATACCGGCTAATAAGGCGAGAAGAGAGAAGGGACAGTTGTGGGGGAAGGATAAAGATAGGGCTATAGAAAGGTCTATACAGGCAGAAGCTCCAAAAACAATAAAGAGGACGGCTGCCGAGGTTAGGAGACGTAGTGTATGGGCTGGGAAGGAATTGAAGAAGGTTGAGACAGCAAAGAAGTTGATACCTAAGCCAAAATCTATTGATGATATGATTAAAAAACATCCCGTTGAGCTCGGTCCTTTAGAGTGCCATCAATCAATAGCAGAATTAGAAACTATTTATGGACGACAAGAAGGTGTTCTGTATTTTATGTGGGATGAAAGTAAGGGAACTGAGTTTATAAATTTATTAAAAAAGATTTCATTCAAATCAAAAAATGTTGAAGTAATGGATTTAGTTGAAGGTATTAAAAAAGGTTGGGTTAATGGACATAGTTTTATAAAAGCTGGTAAACATTATGTAGACCCATATTTGCGTTCGTTAGATGTAGCTCAAAAATATATTGATGATGTAGATGACTTTTTTGCGTCTTTACATCATAAGTTGATGATGAGAAAAGTTCCTAAAGACTTTAAGCCCCATATTGCTCCTAAATCTACTTGACCCTTACCTATTTTTTGGGAATTAAAATGGTATATTTTTAACTATGACCTCCTCCTATGGGCAGAACTAAATAACCATCCTGCCCGTTCTTTTTTGAAAAGTTTAATTATGGAAAAATTTTATTTTTATTTTAGATTATTGACGAAAATGACGATAATATAATACATGGAATGGAATATGAATAAAATGAAAGGCATGGTGTTAGTGGGAGAGGAAAAGGTCTCACCCAACCTTAGTACTCTCCCACGTCCTTTGATATAGCTTTTTCATCACTTCTCCCTCCGAAGAGTGGGGCTATTATTTTGTCCCACTCTTTTTTTACGGAAAAAGCAGTTATAATATGATATGAAAGGATATATGATGAAACAGAAATTATGTGAATGTGGCTGTGGAAAACCAACAACAAGAAATAAGAATTATCCTCATAATTTCAACAGGTTTATTCATGGTCATGGTAGAAATAGGATAGGAATTCCTCATACTGAAGAAACCAAAAGGAAAATAAGTAGAGCAATGATGGGGAAACATTGGAATCTTTCCGAAGAAACTAAAAGAAAAATGAGTAAAGCAAAAAGTAAAGCAAAATTTGATATGAGTGAAGCTCTAAAAGGTAAGACCTATGAAGAACGATATGGTATAGAAAGGGCAGTGAGGATAAGAAGGAAACTAAGTAAAGCTCTAAAAGGTAGACATCTTTCAAAAGAGCAGAGAGAGAAACGGAGAAAACCTCGAACTGAGGAAACTAAAAGAAAAATGAGTAAAGCAGCATTACAACGTTGGTCAAATCCTAAGCATAAAGAAAAAATGAGTAAGTTAGGAAAGGAACGATGGCAAAATCTTGAATGGAGAGAAAAGCAGCTCAAAGCTATTCATGCCGGCCGGGCTAAATCTTCCACCAAACCAGAGAGAAGATTGAGAAATGGTCTTAATAAAATGTTTCCAGGAGAATATAAGTATATTGGAGATGGTAAGGTTTGGATAGCAGGAAAGAATCCTGACTTTATAAATGTCAATGGTCAAAAAAAGATTGTAGAGTTATTTGGAAATTTCTGGCACGGGGAGAAATACAGGTTGATTGCTTTTGGTGATAATTCTTCAAATAAAGAACATGAACAGCAAAGAATAAAACACTTTGCCAAGTATGGATATAAGACTTTGATTGTTTGGGAAAGTGAATTAGGAAATATTCCAAGGCTGCGAAAAAAACTTACAAAGTTCCACACCATATGAAAGAATACGTAGAAAATTTCTTTTTTAATGAAAATTCTTCAAAAATTCTTACCCTCTCTTCTATATACATTAAAAACCACTAACTCTTTATAAATTAACAAACTCCGTGAGAATTATATATTAGCGTTTTTACATTGTTTTGGTTCATGTCTTCTACAATCCCAAAAAAAGTTATTGACTTTTAGGTATATACACCCAATAATTTATAAAAGAGAAGGATAAATGATATGCCAGTACAAAGATGCACAAAAGATGGTAAGTTGGGATGGAGATGGGGCAAGAGTGGTAAATGTTATACCGGAAGCGATGCGAAGGCAAAGGCATCTAAACAAGGAAGAGCAATTAAAGCATCAGGTTTTCAGGAACATAACGATATAAATATGAGGAGTAATGAAATGTTGTTTCAGAATATTACTACTAATTTTACAGGCACGGTTAGGAACGATACTATGGAGGGTAGGGAATACTTGGTTGCTCCCATGATTATGATAGTAGAGGGGGTACATGAAGGAAGTAATGGGCCACTTTATTACCCAGCTGATGAGATAACTAAAACCCCTGCTGTATGGAATACCAAGCCTATAGTTGTTTACCACCCACAAGCAAATGGGGAGGGGGTAAGTGCTTGCGACCCTGATATTTTGACCAATAGAAAAGTAGGGGTCATAATGAATACGGTTGTTGGGGAGGTGGAGGTGGAGGTAAATAAGAAGAAAGTAAAAAGGGTGGCTTTGAAGGCAGAGGCTTGGTTAGAAGCTGATAGAATGAAGAAGGTGGATGAACGGGTTTTTGAGGCAGTGGAAAAGAATGAGACAATGGAATTATCTACTGGTTTGTTTACTGATAATGAAGATACAGAAGGAGAATGGAATGGGGAGGCTTATATAGCCATTGCGAGAAACTATAGACCAGACCACCTCGCCCTTTTACCAGATTTAGTAGGGGCTTGTAGTATTGAAGATGGGGCTGGTTTTTTACGTTTGAATAAAGCAAATAATAATTTGATATTTGATTTGACTAATATGAATAAAAAGCAGCAAGAGGTTTTGAGGGCGAACAATAAGGAATTTATTCACCGCCTTGATATTAAACTAATAGAATTGGTAAATAACGAAATAAGTTTTGATGATATTCGGCGAAGACTTCAATCTATGCTAAGGGAGAAATTTGAGAATGAGGAATATATTTATGTGGAAGATGTATTTGATAATTACTTTGTTTACGAAAAAGATGGCAATTTGTATAAACAAGAATATAATGATGTGGACGGTTCCATATCATTCAAAGGTTTTCCAATATCGGTAATCAAAGAAACAAATTATGTAACTAAAAATGAAAGGAACTTAATAATGAATAAGGAAAAGTTAGTAAAAGCCCTTATTGAGAATGAAAGTACTCAATGGGGGGATGAGGACAAAGATGCTTTGATGGAGTTGGAAGAGGACATCCTTAACAAAATGAGTCCAGTAGTAAATGAAAAGGAAAAGGGTGGTAACAAGGATGAGGATAAGGAGAATAAAACAGATGTACAACTTGCTGCTGAGAAAGGTGATGAGAATGCAGTAAACACGGATGATGAGGATGAAGATGAAGAGGAATCAGTAGAGAATATGACAGCAGAGGAATACATTGCCAAAAAGGTTCCGAATGAGTTGAAAGGTGTTCTCCAAAATGGATTGGCTTCTTACAATGCCAACAAATCCAGGATAATTGAAGTTATCACCTCAAACAAAAAGAATGTATTTACCAAAGAGCAGTTGAAAAACAAAGGATTAGATGAGTTGAAGGCTTTAATGGCTCTTGCAGTAGATGATGATGAGAAGATACAAGAAAATTTTGATGTTCTTAATTATGCTGGACAAGGGGACCCTGCTCACAATGAGGTGGCAGAGGAACCGATGGACGTACCTGTGTTAAACTTTGAAAAGGCTGAAGAATAAGTAAATGATTTGAGAAATAAGTTATGTTACTAAAAATGAAAGGAAGTAGAAATGGCATACCCAAACAGAATACATAGAAAAGGTGCTTTTCGACATGAGGAATTCAAGGCGGCAGAGGCTGGTATATATCCAGGTATGTTGCTTAAAATGGATTCGAACGGAGAGGTAGCATTGCATGATTCAAAAGGTGGGGATTTAGGTGATGAGGTATTGATTGCTGAAGAAGACGCTCTCCAAGGCAATCCAGTAGATACTGTCTATGAGGATGATAGTATTGTTAGCGTTATTATTCCTAACAAAGGTTCTGTTGTTAGGATGAGACTTGCTGAGAATGAGGTTTTGAGTATAGGCGAAAAGGTATGTAGTAATGGTGATGGTTATATACGGTCTGCTGTAGATATCGACAGCCCCAGTGAGTTGTTAAATGTTATTGGTGTTTCTGAGGAAGCAAAAGATTTGAGTAGTGGATATACGTTAGGAGCTCTTGTTGATATACGTGTATCATAAAGAGTGTTATATAGGTAAATGTTTGAGATTATGGTTTTTATTTGAAAGGATATTAAAATGGACTTCATTTTGAATGGGAAGGCTTCTGGAGATGTGGCGAGTAAATTGCTCCAAAACAATTTTGATGTTCGTAGTCTGCGACCTTATATTGGAAAAGATGGGAGGTCATATATCACTGTAAATCAGGGTGGTATATTGAAAGCTGCTCCTGTGCAGAATGCTACGGCCACATTAAGGAAGGATGATTGGAAGATTTTGGATGATGCTATTGTTAAGGTTTCTAAGCCCCGTTTGAAAGCTGTTGGTGATTTGCGGGCGGCTGGTCTTACTTTTACTATTCCTAATGGAATGGGTAAGACAGTTTTGGAAACAGAAACGATGAGCGATATAGGTCCGGCCAGTGTTAGCATGGATGGGTTGCGAGAGAATGCAAATGATAGACCAGTATTTGAGCTTTCTAATTTGCCTCTGCCTATTATCCATAAGGATTTTCAATTTAGTGCTCGCCAAATAATGGCAAGTCGTAATGGTGGTTCTCCCCTTGATACCACTTCTGCTGAACTTGCTGCTCGCAGAGTAGCAGAAGAAGCAGAGAAGTTATTGTTAGGGAACAGCACGGTGGCTGACCAATATAGTTTTGGTGGTGGAGTCCTTTATGGATACACCGACCTCCCATGTGCTATTACTTCTGAAACATTAACCTGCCCAACAAGTAGTGGTTGGACAGGCGAAACTTTCTTAGGCGAGATTCTTTCGATGATAGTAGCTTTGTATGCAAATTATCATTATGGTCCTTATATGTTATATTGTGCCCCTGCTTGGGACCAGTATTTGGATAATGATTTCAAAGCTGCTTCTGACAAAACACTCCGTAATCGTGTTAAGGAAGTTAGTTCCATAATTGATGTTCGGACTTTGGATTATTTAACTGACTATGACATTGTTTTAGTGCAAATGACTTCTGATGTTGTTCGTGAAGTAATTGGGATGGATATCACAACAGTTGAATGGGATACGACTGGCGGGCTTCAAAAGAATTTCAAAATTATGGCAATCCTTGTACCTCAACTTCGTTGCGACCAGGATGATAATTCTGGGATTCTTTATGCGTCTTGTTCTTAATTGTTAATGACCGGTTGTAATTTTTGATACTACCAGAAGATATATTTTGGAAAGGATAGTAAAATGATATTCAAATTGAAAAAAGGCACACATTTGCAAAGAGATAAGGTTTATAAGAAAGGGGATAGAGTAGAATCCCTTCGTGACCTTGTTGCTATATTTAGTAAAGAAAAGTTTGAGAGAGACTATGAAGCGGAACAGAGAGCAGGTATAGATGCTGTGGCCGTGGATAGTAAACCTGCCATCCCTCCTCCTGTTGATAAGGGGGCGGACAAGATTGAAAAGTCTCCCCCCTTACCCGAACCTAAATTTGAATCTGTACATGGTAAAAATGTTACTTCGGAATTTCCAACCGCTGAGGAAATAGAAGTAGAGGTCTTTGAAAAGTTAAAATGGTACACAATAGTAGATTTGGCAGATGGGGAGATTCTTAATAAGAAGAAACTTCGTAGGAAAGATGTTCAATCCTTCCTTGAGCAATACTTGGATGAGAAGGAAGATGGGGAGGAAGATGAGGATTAAGAAATGCCAAAATGGATTCCAGAAAAGAAATGGGAAGGCCAAGATGTTTTTATAATAGGTGGTGGAAATTCGTTAGAACAGTTTGATTGGAATCTTCTTAAAGATGAGAATACTATAGGATGTAATGATGCATTTAAGCATGGTGCTGAGATTTGCAAAATTTGTGTTTTTGGTGATATTAGATGGTTTCAATTTTTTAAGAACGAATTAGCCCGTTACAAAGGTATAGTTTTTACAAATTCTCATCATCTTCAAAAGACAAATTTATCTTGGCTTTGGACAATGCCCCGAAAGGGAACGGGTCTTCACAAAGATTTCCTTGGTTGGAATAGTAATACAGGGGCAGTGGCTATAAACCTTGCTATATTGCTTGGTGCTAAAAGAATTTTTCTTTTGGGTTTTGATATGCACCTGTCAAAGGATTCTAAATCCAATTGGCATCGTAATCGATTAGACAAACCAAACAAATCTATATATGCCAAATTCTTGAGAGGTTTTGGAAAATTGGCTGCAGATTTGAAAACGAAGTTCCCAGATGTGGAAGTAATTAATGTTACAGATAATAGTTCTTTGGATTTGTTTCCTAAAATAGGAGTAGATAAATTTTGGGAAGAAAGGAAAAAATAAGATGAATTGGAAATTTAATATAATGATGGTTTTTTGTATTTTAATATCATTCTCGATGTTTGGATGTGGTGAGGAATTTGTAGCAGGATTTGGAAGTGGGGTAACTATAATGGAGACTATGGCTGATGATGCTCAAAATAAGTTTCTTACCGCTGTTAATGCTTTGAATGAGGAAACATCGAGAATAAATGATATTGTCAATGAGACAGAAGGAACTGTTTTGGTAAAACCAAAGACGTTGGAGGCTATACAAGGATTGAAGGGGCGGGAGAAAGACCCGGTAACATGGATTGCACTTGCTTCCTTATTAGCCAATGCTTTTTTTGGTGGTAAAAGTTATGTTGGAAAAGGAAAATAATTATGTTGGTTTATAGGAAGCTTGGTGGTTATAAATATGAGGTTAGGGTAGAATATGAATATCCTGTTTCTAACCTAAGACATATTTCTTTTGATAATTCGTTTCTATCTTTATGGGATGGAGTTCTCCTTATTAAGGTTGGCTATGCTTGGGATGGACCTTCTTTTTTAGCTTTGGACACTTTGAATAGTATGAGAGGCTCACTAATACATGACGCACTTTACCAGCTTATGCGAGAGGGAGTTATTTCCAGAACGATTCATAGGAAATATGCAGACCAATTACTGAGAAAGATTTGTATAGAAGATGGGATGTGTGAATTTAGGGCTTGGTATTGGTATAGGTTTGTCAGAATATTTGCGAAGGGTACTTCTTTTCCACGGAAGAATCCGCGTGGGGAGATAGTTAGAATAAATTAGGGGTTTGAAATGGCTGTAAGAACGAATGATGAATTGGTAGAAGGTATCATAGAGGTGGATGAGAATATATCTCTTACACCTTTTATTTCTGCAGCTAATGCTTTGGTGACTCAATGTTGTACTGATTTAACCGTTGATTATACAGACGCCCATCTTATTGTAATAGAGACTTGGTTAGCTGCTCATTTTTATACTGTAAGAGATATGAGAGCAGAAAGTGAGGGGGCAGGTTCGGTAAATGAGAGGTTTCAGAGTAAGGTGGATGTAGGATTTTCTACTTCACATTATGGGCAGATGGCTATGCGATTAGATTATTATGGGGGGTTGGCGAGATTGGATAAGAAGATAAAGAAAGGGACTACTCCTCCAAATATGACTTGGTTGGGTAAAGAAGAAACTGACTTATGATTGAAAGGAATTACTATGGAAGAGTTTAGGATGGTGTCAGGCTTATTTGGGGTGATGTTTCTTGCTATTATTGGTGTTTATATTTGGACTTTTAAGGTGAGTAGAGATACTGATAGAAAACTTGGTGAGATATATAAAACTGTTAATGGTCATATACAAAATGCAGATATTCATGTTGATAAGAAGGAGTTTGTTCAATTAAATGTTTGTAAGGTGGTGCATGAAAATTTATCACGGGATGTGGCTGAAATTAAGAAAGATGTGAAAAGTTTATTAGGTAAGACATGAGAATAATTGAACGCATGTTAAAACAAAAAGCCGTATATTGGGAATTATCTTCTTTAGAATTTGATAATTATGGGCAACCTATACCAACATCCCCGGTCGAGATTGATTGTCGGTGGGAGGACGTTGGTGAGGAGTTTCTTGATGATGCCGGAACAACACAATTATCCAGAGCAAAAGTTTATGTTGATAGGGATGTAGAGATTGGAGGGGTTTTGATGTTGGGAGAATTAAGTAGTAGTGTTGATGAGGATAATCCTAAGGAAAATGAGAATGCGTGGGAAATTCGGAGATTTGAAAAACTTCCGACACTCAAGGCCACTCAATTTTTAAGAACGGTGTATTTATAAATGGCAAAACTTATTACTATAACAGGAATGCCAAGGATTCTTAAGAACCTAAAAAGGTCCAAACTCACCACGGCCCTTGGAGTTCAGAGAGGACTAAAGAGAGCAGGTCAGTTTTTACAACGAGAGAGCCAATTAATAGTTCCTGTAGATACATCTAATTTGAAAGGTGGTGCATTTACTCGTAATATAGGTGGGAGTGGATTTGATACTGATGTGGTGGTGGGATATGTTGCTGATTATGCGGTATATGTACATGAGGATTTACAGGCTAATCATAAGACAGGGAAACAGGCTAAGTATTTAGAGCAACCAGCACGTGAGAAGAAGGATGAGATATTTAGAATTATAAGAGAAGAGGCGAAGAAATAACGGCTGAAACGGAATCTAAAAACAATGCAGAATAAATTAACGATGCTTGTAACAAGTGATGTTCACCACTCCGACGAAGTTACCGACCCGGTCGGCCAGATAATTGGTGGTGACGACGGCTCCTGGCCGATGGGTGGGAAGCATTATCGCTGGTGGATAAATGCCTTGACCGCACTGGAAGGGGCAGCAAACAGGGCAACGGTGGTAAGTGCCAACTTGCTGGTCGATACCGGCGACATGATTGATGGGAATGTAACAGACAAAGCAACCGCTCTGGCCGCGGCCCTGGCAAAACGCGACCTGTTTGCGGGCAACCGGGCCAACATAATTGGCAATCACGAAAACGGTACGCCGTGGGGTGGGGATTTAGCGACTTATTATGCGGCGGTCGAAAGTGGTCATGTAACAAAGGCCAACTCCTACGATTCCGGCAGGTGCTATACCTTCGATGTTAACGGTGTGCGGTGCATATTTCTGGGCTATACCACAACCGAAATGCCATCTGGTGAAAAGACATGGTTGGCCGATACGGCCCTTGACACCACTTTGCCGGTTGTTATTTTTTCGCACCTGCAATTACAACCAAATGGGACATCTGATTTTGGTAATTATACCAACGCCGACGATATAATAACAATCATTGAGGCCGCCGGGAATGTCCAATTATGGATTGGCAGCCATCAACACTTAGCGACCGGCGGTTATCGTTATGTCAACGATATTATGTACTGCGATATGTTAGGCAGTGTCCTGGGCCCGTCCGACGGAAGCGAGCCGGACGGTACTTATTACGCCTATTTTGAAATTGTTGCGTACTTCAACGCCCTAAAAGGTACGAACCAGTTGCGATGTAATATTGAGATAACCGGCCACGGTCGGGGAGGCAGTAGAAATTTATTAAAATCACTTATTGCTTAGAGGTGAAAAATGTCGAGAGAATTTTTACACGATTTTACAAGTGGGCATATAATTCATTGTGATACTGCAACTGGTGATAATGCTCAGTCTGGTTTGACTTTTGCATTAGCGGTCGAAACTATAGAACAGGCGATTTCGAATTGTCCGGAGGGCGGGACTATTATTATATATCCGGGAACCTATGACGAAGAATTGACAATTAGCAAATTTGTTACCTTGTACGGAATTAACAAAGACACCTGTATTATATACCCGACAACTATCGGTGCTGGTAATGGTATCGCAATAAATATAAATACCGGCAAGGGGTTATCGCTTATAAATTTAGAGGTTCGTGGCGGGGACCATTCGGGGGCAAGTGCAGCCGTTCAAGGCAGCATCGCAGCATCGATATATATAGAGAATTGTTACATTCACCATGAAATTAAAGACGGGACTCATTACGGCATACAAACAGGTGCATCAACTTCATTATGTATTATACGCGATTCTATTTTGTCCAGTCAGTCTTTAGCGGCATTGGATGCTACTTCCGAGATTACTCTTGTTGAAAATAGTATTATAAAAAGCGGATTCAATCGAAATGCCGAATCTGGAATTATTCGGGGCAAAAATATCTTTGTTAAAAATTCGCGGATTTATGGCGATACTGGACCGGGCGATCATAATGCAGGGGCTAATGCAAGGGCTGGGATTTTGGCTGAGGGTAATATAAATTTAGAAAATGTAACTATAGTGGTAAATGGCGATAATGCAAATGACGATGGCGATTTTCACGGCATTCTATGTAATACAGCGAACTCACTTATTCAAATTAAAAATACAGCTATCTCGGTAGATTTTTCAAAAGCCGACGCCTCCGCGGGCGATGCTTATGGAATTAAATGCAATGGGTCGGGTGTCCAAACGGTCATTACCGGGTCAAATGTTTTATCGCAAATATCTGGTGATGGAACGGGTACGGCCTACAGTCTGCATGGTTCTAACGGGGCGGAGTTTTTAACCGACGCGGTGTTTTGGGATAGGACTATTGACAGCGGAACAATAAAAAATGCCCAAGTCGATGTCAATACCTGGGGTGATATTGATGTTAGTACAAAACTACAGGGTGGCTATCCGCAGGCTGACGTTGTCAGCGTTGGTGGTGCTTCGCCACAAACTGACGTTGCCACAGAAACAAAGCAGGATATTATTGACACTAATATCGATAAT